AGATACACTTGCCGAGAAGGATACTCGTGATATGACCAAGGCACAACTGATTAAGGGCGCCTTTAGAATGTTGACTCTTAAGTTGGGTCAGGCAAATATTCCTATGATAGTCACCAATCACACCTATGAAAGTATGAGTCTTTATGGTGGTAAGCAAATGTCAGGTGGATCTGGATTGATGTATTCATCATCAACAATCATATATCTTTCTAAGTCAAAAGAAAAAGATGGAACAGAAGTTGTAGGAAATATTATTCGGGCAACAACAAAAAAATCTAGATTGAGTAAAGAAAATAAACAAGTTGAAATTAGATTATTTTATGATGAACGTGGTCTTGATAAGCATTATGGTCTTCTTGAACTTGGTGAAATTGGGGGAATGTGGAAGAACACTGCAGGACGTTACGAGATGGATGGTAAAAAAATCTATGCAAAACAAATTCTAGCAAATCCCGAAGAATACTTCACCGAAGAAGTAATGCAAAAACTTAATGTTATTGCTAAAGGTGAATTTAGTTATGGTGCATGAAAAATATTCGTATCATAAAAACCAAAGTTGATGTATCCAAGATACTAGAACAACTTAAACAATATCCAGAGGATTGGGGTTCTCAAAAGAATCTTAAAGACACTGAACAATTGGACCCTACAGAATACACTGTAACTGTGGATGTCTTACAACTTATAATGGGTGGAGTCGAAACAGAAGACCAGTATGTTGGTAATACTGAAATTTGTATTCAAACTCCGGCATATGAGAAGCACACCGAGATTCTTAATTACTTGGGAAAGTATTTTAAGAAACTCCGTCGTTGTGGGTTTCTAGCACTTCCTGTCGGTGAAATGGTAGGTTCTCATATTGATGAGGGAACTTATTATCTTACAAAAGATAGATATCACCTTTCCATTCAGGGAAAATACAAGTATACTGTTGGTGAGGAAACATTAATTATTGAACCAGGAACACTCTTTTGGTTCAATAATAAACTTCCACACAAGGCAGTGAATATTGGAGACAACGTTAGAATTACCTTTGTATTTGACGTACCGCATCACAAACGAAATCTTTAATTGAAATAATGGAACGACTTGAACTTACTATTCTCCGAAACCTTGTATATAATGAAGACTACTCTAGAAAAGTTATACCTTTTATACAACCCGAATATTTTGAGCAAAGGTCTGAAAGAGTAGTCTTTGAGGAAATCGTTCAATTTATTATTAAGTACAATTCTGCTATTACCAAAGAAGCACTTGGTATTGAGATTGAGAATCGGACTGATTTAACTGAGACTGATGTTAAAGATATTCGTGAAATCTGCACATCACTCAATGATTCTGTAGCGGAGAAGCAATGGTTGCTAGATACTACTGAGAAGTGGTGTCGTGATCGAGCAATTTATCTTGCTCTGATGGAATCAATTCATATTGCTGATGGTAATGATGGAAATAAGAATAGGGACGCAATTCCTGGTATTCTTTCCGATGCCTTAGCAGTATCATTTGATAATAACATTGGACACGACTATCTTCAGAATTATGAAGAGCGTTATGATTTCTACCACAGAAAAGAAGATAAAATTGAGTTTGATCTGGAATATTTCAACAAAATCACGAAAGGTGGCCTCCCTAATAAGACTCTCAATATTGCTCTTGCTGGTACGGGAGTCGGGAAATCCCTCTTTATGTGTCATGTTGCTAGTTCCGCGTTGTTACAGGGTAGGAACGTACTCTACATCACTCTTGAGATGGCGGAAGAGCGAATTGCAGAAAGAATTGATGCAAACCTTCTCAATGTTCCGATTCAACAATTGGTTGATCTCCCACGTTCAACATTTGAGAACAAAGTAACAAGTCTCTCAAAGAAGACTCAAGGAACTCTAATCATTAAAGAGTATCCTACTGCTTCGGCACACTCAGGACATTTCAAGGCACTTTTAAATGAACTTGCTCTTAAGAAATCATTTCGACCTGATATTATTTTCATTGACTACCTTAATATTTGTGCTTCCAGTAGGCATAAACCAAATGGTTCTGCAAATTCTTATTCGTATATCAAATCAATTGCAGAAGAACTTCGTGGATTGGCAGTTGAATTCCGTGTCCCAATTGTTTCCGCTACCCAGACTACTCGTAGTGGTTATGGGAACTCTGATGTTGAACTTACTGATACTTCTGAATCCTTTGGTCTCCCTGCTACTGCTGATCTTATGTTTGCCCTTATTTCTACCGAAGAGTTAGAAGGATTGGGGCAGATTATGGTTAAGCAATTGAAGAATCGCTATAATGACCCAACAGTATTCAAACGTTTTGTGGTCGGTATTGATCGTGCAAAGATGAGACTTTATGATGTGGAACAATCTGCTCAGAAAGACATACTTGACAGTGGTCAGCAATCCGAGTATAATGATGAAGATCAGAAACCTAAAAAATCATTCGAAGGATTTAAGTTTTAAATATGGCAACTATTGAACCTAATAAGTATATTGAATTTGTTCGTCAAACCACCAGTCCGGCAAGTAGTGAATACCCAAAACTTGTTGAACGTTTGAATGAACTGGAAAGGCAAGGTGCTGATGTTTCTCGTCTGATGACTGCTGCATTTGGTATGAGTGCCGAGGCAGGTGAATTTACCGAAGTAGTCAAAAAGATTTTTCTTCAAGGAAAACCTTATACTGAAGAGAATGTCTTTCATATGAAGCGTGAACTTGGAGACCTGTGCTGGTATCTCGCACAAGCTTGTATCGCACTGGATATTACATTTGAGCAAGTTCTTGAAATGAACTATGAGAAACTGAGTGCTCGTTATCCGGCTGGTGCTTTTGATGTTTATCGTTCTGAAAACAGGGAAGATGGTGATGTGTAAAAATTACACATAAATAAATGACCCTTCGGGGTTCTCGGGGAATTAGCACAGTCTGGTAGTGCGCCTGCTTTGCAAGCAGGAAGTCAGGAGTTCGAGTCTCCTATTCTCCATTTTGCCCAAGTGGTGTAATGGTATCCACGTATGCCTTAGGAGCATATATCGTAAGGTGTGGAGGTTCGAGTCCTCTCTTGGGCACTAAATACTTAAAAAAGTCTTATGGCTACTTTATCAGTAAATGATTTAGGAAAAAGAAACAACTTTAATATTTTTTTGTCCAGAGTTAGAAGTGGTAAAGATTTTGTATTAAATGAATCTAATGGTCAAAAAATAAAACTAAGTAAATCTATCATAACCGAATTAACAGATATTACTAAATTTGACAAGTTTAAATCTGGTCAATCTATAGTTCTTCCAACTTCTTCGGGTTCAACTGTGAGATTAACTCAATTATATAAAGATTCTGAATTTGTCGGAAGAACTCAGGCAACAACCGCTCAAGAAGACACTCAGATTATAAGAGTAAATCAGCAGTTACAAAATATATTTGATAAATTGGGGACAGATTTTATAAAACTAAAAGTCGGCACCATAACTTATAAAGTAGGTCTTTGTGAAAGCACACCCGGAACACCTAAATGTGATTTTCATTTTAGAGGACTTTCTGGATATGTTGGTCACGTTTCTCATAAGGCGGGTTCTGGACCTAAAGCATTTCAGCAGTGGTCTGGAACATCCCCAGTGTCTGGATCGAGTATTTACAATCATCCAGAAACTCAGGCATTTATTAACACTTTACGAGAAATGTTTCCAAATGGTATGCCCCCATCCACAACGGTAGGTAGAAAAATACTGGATGAGAATTTAAAAAAACTTGCAGTATATGGTAATGAATATGGTGGATCGAGGGGTGAAAATAACGTAGATGTAACTATGCAAGGACTCTTAAACGTCCAAAATAGGGGAACACATTATGAATTGACATGTTCGGGGCATAAAATTAATAATGGTGATAGAATAACTGGAAGTTATGAACCTGTATTTTTAGGTGTTTATAAAGGATCTGGACGCAACGATCAAGGTATAAGAGGTGCCAGAATTGTTATACAACCAATTGGTGGTAGAAGTATAAAACAATTTATATAAACTATGAAAGACCTTCAACTGTTCATTGATAATGTCCTCGATATCTTTACTACAAAGAAATCAACTTCAAAAGAAATCTTTAAGGATTTTGTTTCTTATGTCTACTTTACAATAGATAATAAGATTAACTCAACTAAGAAGGAATCTATAAAGAATAAATATATAAAGATTAGACAAAGTGCTATAAGATACATTGTTGCTAATGAAAAGGCAATAACTTCTGAAATTTGTAGGAATCAAAAAAATAAGTAATGAAAAGTTTTTTCCAGTTTTTAATCGAAGCAGGAACCGCAACACAACAGGCAGCCCGTCTGGGACTTGTTGGTGATGGGCACGGTGGATGGTATGATAAAACCAGTGGAGAGTTTGTAGCAAAGACTGAGAAAGGAACTCTTAAGTTTTATAATAAACGTGAAAAAATTGGTCAGCAAGACTCACCACAGACTGAAAAGGAAAAGAACCTCTCTCAGGGCACTCAGGCAGCCCCTGCTCCACAAGAACCGGTTCAGCAGCAAGCACCTGCCCCAGAGCAGCAACCAGCAGCACAAGAACCCCAGCAACGTGTTGCCACCCCCCCACCAGTACCCAAAACAAAGGGCACTCTCACAATTGCTTTTGGTCGTTTTAATCCTCCTACGATTGGGCACCAACAACTTATGGATACTGCTGCTGCGGCATCGCAGGCAGATGGTGGTGACTATGTAATCTATCCGTCAAGAAGTCAGGATAAGAAAAAGAATCCTCTTGACGCTGATACAAAGATTTCATATATGCGAAGAATGTTTCCTGGACATAGTGAAAAAATTGCAAATGATGCTAATAATAAAACCATTTTTGATGTATTAAAAAAAGCACACAATGATGGATATACGAATGTTAGAATTGTTGGTGGTTCTGATAGGGTAAAGGAATTTGAAAAACTATCCAATAACTACAATGGTCAGTTATATGCTTTTGATAATATCGAAGTAGTTTCTGCCGGAGAACGTGACCCTGATGCAAAAGGTGTCGAAGGAATGTCTGCATCAAGAATGAGACTTGCCGCTGCCGAAGGAGACTTCCGCAAGTTTAGAGAAGGTCTTCCAACAGACTTTAAACGCAAAGATGCCCAAGAATTATTTGATAATGTCCGTCTTTCTATGAATATCAAAGAAGGGTGGAATCTCTGGGAGATTGCACCTAAGTTTGATTGGACCAATCTTCGTGAGAATTATATTGCCGATAGGATTTTTCAAATCGGTTCTTTGGTAGAAAACCTTAATACTGGACTGGTTGGTAGAATTATTCGTAGAGGAACGAACTATCTTATTTGCGTCACAGAAGATCATATTATGTTCAAGTCTTGGATTAAAGATGTGACTGAAGCATATGCTGAGAAGAAAATGTCTAGTAAAATGAGAACTCCCGGAAAACCAAATACTTTGGTTGGAACTGGTGGGTATAAGAAGTACGTTGAGGATATGACTCCCGGACATAGTTGGGGAATAGAATTCATAAATAAGTATAGGAAAAAGTAAGTTTAAACAAATCTCCCAATGAAAAATAACATTTTTGAGGAACTTCCTGCAAGAAAGTCTGCTCCTGCTCCTGCTAGTGGTTCTAAAGGTAAAGAGGGTAAAGGTCCTAATGACCCTAAGGCAAATATCGAAAAACGTGTTCGTCAAGCAGTTTATGATATTCGATATCGTGCTAGAAGAGAGGGTGTCGATATCAAACAAGCATTCTCACAATATATGCAAAATAGCTCATTGAACCCACAGGAAAGAACTGCTGTGAAGGCAAAGGTATTTCCAAAGGGTGGTGGTGCGGTAAGGGAAGATTTCCAAATTGAAGCACTAGCAACTAATACAATTACAAGTGCTTTCGCTAAAGTATTTTTTGAGGGCGTTGAGAAAGAAGTGGAATCTATTGAACTTGATTATCTTGAAGAATTGAATGCAACTGAAGATAGGAAGTACAAGATAAGAGTTTCCGATAAAAACTCTGGTCGTTCATATGTTCGTTATGCTACTCGTGAAAAGATTTCTCAGTTAAGAGCAAATCCTAATATCTCTTCCGTTGAGATGACTGAGTATGGTGAGCCTTACGAAGGTGAAAGAAATAAGGGGGAGCAAACTGCTAAAACTAAGGCAGGTAAGGATTATGATGGTGATGGAAAAGTTGAAAGTGGTGCTAAGGAACACGCAGGTTCGGTTCATAATGCAATTCAACGTAAGAAGGGTGGAACTGCCGATGGTAAGGATACCTCCGGTGTTAAGGAAGAATATCTTGGTGAAGTAAGTGATAAGGATGGAAATAATAAAAAAATTGATGTAATGAAAGGTAAAAATAAAGTTGTTGTAAATCCACCTTCGGCAACTCTTGTTTCCCATAACAAACTGAAAGGTGATGTAATTGCCGAAAAGGCACCTCCCGGAGCAAAGTTTGAGAGAATGGTCAAGCACATTAAATCCGGATATGCTAAGGGTGGTGTGAGTGATAGCGAAAAGTCAATTGCTTATGCAACTGCTTGGAAGGCAAAAAATAAAGAAACTCAAAAAGAAGAAACGGAATGTGGTACTGAATCTAAAAAGAAAGGTGAAAAAGAAACAGACCCACGTTCAATTCCTACATCCACAAACCTTGTTAAGAATAAATTAAGAGCAATGGGTCTTAAAATGTCTTATGAACCAGAAGGTAGTCAAATTTTTGAAAAAACATTACCAGAAAAACCAAAGAAACGTCTCAATGCAAATACACGCAATTCGGAATATGCAAATCCACAAACTGATACTAATAGACTTTCTGGTAGTGGTGGATCTCGTGTAAGAACAACTGATAAAGATTGGGATGAGTGAGTATAGTTAAAATTGGGTAAAATGACTAAATAATATAGGAACATTTCACCCGAGGTTATTATGTCAGCATTAATCGCATGGGCATTTGCTAATCAAGCACTTATCGCAACTGTACTTTTTGCAGTTTCTGAAGCACTTGGAGCAAATCCAAAAATCAAAGCAAACGGTCTTCTTTCGCTCGTTCTTTTACAAGTTCAAGGACAACTAAAAGCAAAAGGCGCAAAAGATATTACACCTTGAGTTTTTAACTCTAAATTATAAAGGGGACCAAAATTCAAGGTCTCCTTTTTTTTATAAATATCAATAGAAAAGAATTATAGGTAACTCACATGTCACTTTGGGGCATTTCAACAAACGCTGAGACTGCTGCTAATAATTATGCTGTTCCCAAGTATTTGGGTAAGTATTCTGCTGCTACAGATCTTTTTGAAGCAACTGATAGAAATAGAAGTCCTTATAATTGTTTTGCTGATAATCGTGGATGGATTCAGAGACATTATAAGTCTGTACATCACTCTGGAATTTCCACTCGTTATTGGGATTCTATTTTAGTTCCTGTTGTTGGTTTGAATACCGCAGGTGCCGGAACAAGCACAACTGGATTGGGACAAGCAACTCCAATTGCAGTTTTCTTTGAAGATCCAAACTTTGCTTCACCAATTAGCATCGGTGCTGGTGGAACAACTGGAATCTCAACAAATACTACTGGTTATGTTCATTTAGTTTGGAACGAAGCAGTTTATTGTTCCGCTGGAGCAACAGTTTTGATTACTCCTTCTACTGGTTCCAATATTGTTGCTACTGCTAATTCTACTGGAGTTCCAGTTCAACTTAATGTTCCTGGAATTGGACAAACCATAATTACCTTTAACGGACAAGTAACCAACAGAGTTGCTTTTGCATTTACTGCACCTTCAACTGGTATTGGAACTGTTTTAAGAATTGCTACTGGAAATGGTGTTGTCGGAACAATTACCGATTTCTCTGGTGGTGCAGCAGTAAATAAAGTTATTAATCAACTTGTGAAGAACATCGCTGGTGCCGGAACAACTTCTGGAGTTGGTATTGGTACAACCACTCTGACAATTAAAGCATGATATGAGATTTGATGAATTGAACGAAAATAACTACATGTTATTTGCTATAAAATTTTACGATAATCCCCAGGCAGTCACCAAAGACGATTTTGAGGATGATCTAAAAAGAATAAAGTATGTGAAACGGTTATTGAAGAGATATAAAAATACTGGGGTGCTTAAGACACATTTAATTCTTAATCACCTCACTGTGTTATTCAATGTTTTTGATGATGCTGCAGTCCCTCTTCTATTTTTTAATTTAGAAAGAGATCTTTGGTCTTATATCAAAAGTTTTCTAATATTCTTAAATAGACTTCCAGAATATCCAAAAACTGAAATTAATACTATAGAAGAAGACTTTGAGTGTCTAAAACAATTGCAATCGATCTAATGAAAAGCAAGATAGATATGATTATTAATATTATTAGATCTCTTAGAGAAGAGGGTATGGTAACTGGTGTTCCTACCAATAGTCTTGCTGGTGGAAAAATTGCTGGTACGGTGGAAGCGGGTGATAATCCCCCAGTAAAAAAGAAGAATAAATACATTTATGGAACGGGATTCCGTAAAAATTGGTTGCAAAAAAGAAATCCACCCCAACAATAAATCAAATGTACACTCCCCCTCAAGCCCAAACAATTGAAACAAAAGTAGCAATTCTTGAGGAGAAGATTCATACTACTGATCAATTGATGCAACGAATTGACAGTGCTATTGAAAAGTTGAGTGAAGTAAATTCAAATGTGACTAAAATGCTTATACTCCATGAAGAAAAAATTAATAATAATGAAAAAACAGACGGAATACTTTTTTCAAAAATTGATCAATTAGAAGATAAAATTGATAGGGATCATACTGCAGTATTAGCAAAGTTGCAGGGATTGGAAAAGAAAGTTTGGGTAGGTATTGGGGTTCTAGCAGCAATAAGTTTTACAATTAATAATTCGGGATTAGTCACTCGCGTCTTGACACCGGAACATGATAATGGTACAATAGAGAGACTGAAATAAGTACCCTTCATAATGGATTTGATTGATTCCAAGTATATTGGGTTAGTATCATCTCGTCTTCAAAAATTCAAAAGGGTTAAATCGGATTTGTACACATTCCGTTGTCCCCTTTGTGGAGACTCCCAGAAGAACAAAAACAAGACAAGGGGATACATTTACCCAGTCAAGAATAACACAAACTTCAAGTGTCACAACTGCGGAGCAAGTTTGTCTTTTAATAACTTTCTCAAACAGATAGATCCAACTCTTCATAAGCAATATACTCTTGAAAAGTTTAAGGAAGGGCATACTGGTAAGAACTTTGTAGTTGAAGAACCAAAGTTCAATTTTCAGAAACCAGACTTTTTCACAAAACATGAAAATTCCAAAAACTTGAAAAAGTTAGATTTGCCAAAAGCATCCGATAATCCGATTGCTAAACTCTATCTTGAAAAGAGACTTCTAAATCCTGATAAGTTTTACTTCGCTAACAAATTCCAAGAATGGACTAACACTCAAAAACCCACATTTAGTAGGATTGTAAGAGATGAAAGTCGTATAGTGATACCATTATACACTAGGGAAGGGGAACTATTTGGATTTCAAGGAAGATCTATAGGACCCAGTAATGTTAAATACATTACAGTGATTTTAGACGGGAGTATTCCCAAAGTTTATGGACTAGACGAGGTAAGTACCGATGAAACAATCTACATTACAGAAGGACCATTTGATTCAACATTTGTTGAAAATGCCATCGCAATGTGCGGATCGGATATTCTACTCGATAGTCTTAATTTGGGTGATGATATTGTCTATGTACTTGATAACGAACCTCGCAACAAAGAAATCTGTAACAGGATATCCAAACTCATCGACGGAGGTAAAAAGGTAGTTATCTGGCCAACAGCAATTCAACAAAAAGATATTAATGATATGGTGCTCGCTGGACTTTCTGTTATGGATGTGTTAAAATTAAATACATATAAAGCACTCGAAGCAAAAATAAAATTCAACGAATGGAAGAAAGTATGAGTAACGGAACAAACGTAGTTAAGAGAAACGGATCGGTTGAGGGTTTAGATCTAAACAAACTTCACTTGATGGTAGAAGAGGCATGTAGGGACCTTGCTGGAGTGTCTGCATCACAAGTTGAGATGCAGTCTGGTATTCAATTTTATGATGGAATTACCACGGGAGAAGTACAGGAGATTTTGATTCGTTCTGCTTCTGACTTGATTGATCTTGAGCATCCTAATTATCAATTTGTTGCTGCCCGTTTGCTTCTATTTGCCGTTCGTAAGCAGTTGTTTGGTCGTATGCACGATTGCCCCACTGTTTTGGAGCATACTCAAAAGTGTGTTGAATTGGGTGTTTATGATTCAGAGATTCTTTCTTTGTATAATACTGAAGATTTTGAAAAACTTCAATCATTCGTCGATCATAGTAGAGATTACATATTCACCTATGCGGGACTTAGGCAGATTGTAGATAAGTATCTTGTTCAGGATCGTAGCAATGGAGATCTTTATGAGACTCCACAGTTCATGTATATCTTGATTGCTGCCACTATTTTTTCTAAATATCCAAAAGAGACACGTTTAGATTACGTTAAGAGGTATTATGATGCAATCAGCAAGCACAAAATCAACATCCCAACACCAATCATGGCGGGAGTCAGAACACCACTTAGGCAATATGCTTCTTGTGTTCTCGTTGATATTGATGACACCCTCGATAGTATCGGTCACTCTGATTTGGCTATTTACAAATATGTTGCTCAAAGAGCTGGAATCGGTATCAACGCAGGCAGAATCCGTGGTATCAACTCTAAAATCAGAGGCGGAGAGGTACAGCACACAGGCGTGGTCCCCTTCCTTAAAAAGTTTGAAGCAACTGTACGAAGTTGCACACAAAACGGTATCAGGGGTGGTTCTGCTACAGTCCACTTTCCTATCTGGCATCAAGAAATAAGTGATATTATTGTTCTGAAAAATAATAAGGGAACTGAAGATAATCGTGTTCGCAAATTAGATTATTCCATTCAAATCAGCAAAATCTTCTATGAACGATTCATTCAAAACGGAGAAATTACACTTTTCTCCCCACATAATGTTCCTGGTCTTTATGATGCCTTTGGTACTGATAGATTTGACGACCTTTATGTGGGTTATGAGCGAGATGAATCTATTCCAAGAAAAACTATCGGTGCTCAAGAACTCTTTCTGGACATCCTAAAAGAACGTGCAGAAACCGGTCGTTTGTATATTATGAACATCGACCATTGTAATTCTCATAGTTCTTTTCTTGATAAGGTTTCAATGAGTAACCTTTGTCAGGAAATTACTCTGCCAACTACACCAATTCAACATATTGATGATCCAAATGGTGAAATTGCTCTCTGCATCCTTTCTGCTATTAATATTGGTAAAATTAAGACTAATGAAGATCTTGAAGTTCTTTGTGATCTTGCTGTTCGCAGTTTGGATGAGCTCATTGATTTCCAAGGATATCCCGTTAGAGCAGCGGAAATCACCACCAGAGCACGTCGTTCACTTGGGGTAGGTTATATTGGTCTTGCCCACTATCTCGCCAAGCACGGGGTAAAATACGATGATCCTGGTGCATGGCAATTGGTGCATGATCTTACCGAAGCATTCCAGTATTATCTCATTAAGGCAACTACTCTTCTTGCAAGAGAAAAGGGTGCCTGTGAGTATTCGCATCGTACCAAGTACGGGCAAGGTATTCTGCCCATTGATACATACAAAAAAGATGTTGACGAACTGGTTCCAAATAATCTTAAATATGATTGGGAAGAACTTAGAGAACTTGTAAAACAATATGGAGTACGGAACTCAACATTGTCCGCACAAATGCCTTCGGAGAGCAGTTCCGTTGTGTCAAATGCAACCAATGGAATTGAACCACCTCGTGGATACCTGTCCGTTAAGAAATCAAAGAAAGGACCTCTTAAGCAAATTGTTCCACAGTTTCATACACTTAAAAACAATTATACGCTTCTTTGGGATATGCCTAGCAATCGTGGTTATATTAATATTGTTGCAGTTATGCAAAAATTCTTCGATCAAGCGATTTCTGGAAACTGGTCCTATAATCCGGAGAATTATCCCAATAATGAAGTTCCTGTTAGCGTGATGGCACAGGACCTTTTGACTTGTTGGAAATATGGATGGAAAACAGCATACTATCAAAACACATATGATAATAAGACTGATGAAGTAGATGATCCCAAACAGGAGTTGCAAAATCTACTTGAAGATCTTTTGGACACAGACGAAGAAGACTGTGAAAGTTGCAAAATTTGATCAAATTGGAGTATGATAAAACCCAAATATTTTGGGGAGTTAAATAGAATGTGTGGGATTTTTGTAATAGGTAATTTTGGTAGAGGAGAACAATTGTGAGTCTTATAAGATTTAAAACAAACAGTACGGAGAAAAAAGTGGTTAATCAAATGACCGTTTTTAACTCCCAGGAGGTAGACACCAAAAAGCAACCTATGTTTTTTGGACAACCACTGGGTATTCAACGATATGATACCTACAAATATCCAGTTTTTGAAAAACTCACAACACAACAACTGGGATACTTCTGGAGACCTGAAGAGGTCTCTCTACAAAAAGACAGGGGAGATTATCAGTCTCTTCGTCCTGAACAAAAGCATATTTTTACTTCTAACCTAAAATATCAAGTTATGCTTGATAGTGTTCAAGGTCGTGGACCTGGAATGGCATTTGCTCCCTACTGCTCACTTCCTGAATTGGAAGCGTGTATGAAAGTTTGGGAGTTTATGGAGATGATTCACTCACGCTCCTATACCTATATTATCAAAAATGTATATGCAGACCCTTCGGATGTGTTTGATACTATTCTTAGAGATGAAAGAATTCTCGAACGTGCCGTCAGTGTAACCGAAGCATATAACGATTTTATTAATAGTGCTCAACATTATGGTACTTCTGAACTTTGGAAATACGCTCAAGAACAAGTTCCTTACGCACAGGTAGAAAGATATGAACTTAAAAGAAAGTTATTCAGAGCAGTTGCAAATGTTAATATTCTTGAAGGTATTCGCTTTTACGTCAGTTTCGCTTGCAGTTTTGCATTTGGCGAACTCAAACTTATGGAAGGAAGTGCAAAAATCATTGGACTGATTGCTCGTGATGAGAATCAGCATTTGGTCATTACTCAGAACATTCTAAACAAGTGGAAGGAAGGTGATGACCCTGAGATGCAACAAATTGCTAAAGAAGAAGAGCAGTGGGTCTACAAGACCTTTGAGAATGCAGTCAATCAAGAAAAACTCTGGGCAGAGTATCTGTTTAAGGATGGATCTATGATTGGACTGAATGATAAACTTCTTCAGCAATATGTTGAATGGATTGCGAATCGCCGTATGAGAGGAATTGGACTTAAACCACTTTATGATGTTTCTGCTAAGAATAATCCACTTCCTTGGACATCTCATTGGATAGAATCAAAGGGATTGCAAGTAGCTCCACAAGAATCGGAAGCGGAGAGTTATTTGGTCGGTGGTATTAAACATGATATGACGGCAAATCATTTTTCCAAGTTTAAATTATGAAATATTATGTTTATGTTTATCTAAAAGAAAATGGAACTCCTTATTATGTGGGTAAGGGGAAGGATAATAGATGGAAACAAAAGTCTCATAGTGTGAAAGTCCCTCCTCCAGAAAGAGTTATTTTTCCTCTAAAAGATGTTGATGAAAAAACTGCTTTACTTGAAGAAATTGACTTGATAGAAAAATGGGGAAGATTGAATAATGGAACTGGAATATTAGAAAATAAAACTGATGGTGGGGATAATCCACCAAAACAATATAAGTCATTATACACTCCATATCAAAGAACACCTGAGATAAGGGAAAAGTCTTCTAATTCATCTCACAGAAAAGGAAGACCTGGAAAACAAACTCCAGAAGAAATTGAAAGAAAACGTGAGTCTATGAAAAAAGTTTGGGCAGAAAGAAAAAGAACACCATTACCACGAGATTCTAATGGTAGATTTATAAAACTTTAATAAAGAGGGTCTTCGGACCCTCTTTTTTTATAAATAAAAGAAAAGTAAAACGTATTAGCAAGATGACACTTTCTTTTAGCAAATTGAATGAGATTGCATATCTGTATGAGAATGCAGTTCATGGAGAACAGGAAGTATTGGATGAGGATGCGTCCGATGCTGGTGTTTCTGCTAGAAAAACAATCGGTAAAGCTGCTGGATCCTATTTTAATGCTGTGAAAGGTGTTGCCAAAGGTTATGCCGATGTAGCAGGATCTCAACTTAAAGGACTTGCAGGACAAGAAACAACATCTAAAAATCCACTTGCTAGAGCAGGTAATGCAATTACCAGAAATATATCTGCCCCATCAAGGGCTGGATTGAGTTTTGCAAAGGGGTTAGTAACTGGTCAGGGAAGCGATAAACCAGCAAGTTCCCCTTCATCTACCGATTACAAATCAAAATTTGCCAGGCCACAAAACGCGGCACCTGGACTTGCTGATATTAGAGGTGGAGAAGGTAATACATCACCTTCAAAATATAAGTCATCTTCTGATGGTAAGATGTATGCAAATTATAATGATGCCCTTGCAGCACGTAATTCGCGCCAGAAAGCGGGTGCCGGTACTACACCTCCTGGTGCCGGTGCTGGGTCTGGTGCCGGTAATACACCTCCTGGTGGTGCTGGTGCTCGTCCTCCCGGAGACAATGGTCCTAAGGTCATTCCTACCAAACCAGCAGCAACCGCAAAACCAGCAGGTTCTGCGATGGATCAGTGGGCAAAGGCAAATCCAAAACTTGCTGCCGCATCTGCTGAAAGAGATCGTACAAGAGGAACCAGTGCAACAACTAATCCTCTTATGAAGGATATGAAATCAAGTCTTCCTGCTCCTGCAGATAAGCCAGAAGCAACTCCTAGCCTTGGACAAAGAGCAGCAGAAATGCCTGCTATGGGTTCTTCACAATTCAAACCAGCAACCACCTCGCAAGCAACTAATGCTGCTGGTAGTAACTCTGCTGCTGCTTCCGGTAGTGTTGTTCCTCAAAATGATAAGCTTGCAGCAAGCAAAAAACCGGTCGATATTAAAGCATCCTATGAGTATGATGCTTATGATCTTGTGCTTGAGTATCTCCTCTCACAGGGTCATGCAGAGACCGTTGCGGAGGCACAATACATTATGACCGAGATGGATGCTGAGATGATTGGTGATATTGTCGAAGAAGTTCTTGAGGAAGGTGACAACTACGATAAAAATCGTAAGAGAGCAGCACAAAGAGCAGCAGCAAGAAATGAAGCAAGAGCAAAAGGACAAACTGGCAATGTTCCTGGTGTGGGTTATGTAACACCAAGAAGAGAAAGTGAAACCTATAGAGATTCTGCTGGTACTGAAAGGCATAAAACTGGTGCTAGAATGCCAGAAAAGAAAGGTTGATAAGAATTTAACATAATCCAAAGCACCCACAAGGGTGCTTTTTTTTATATCTGTGTAACTGCCTTTTTAACTAATACCGTACCTTCAACCACTCTTTGAATGGAATTGCCATTATTTAAAAGTAAATCATAAAAATATTTCCCAGGTTTTAATTCTTCCGTAACTGTAGACGCCATAGAAATTTTTACTTTTCCAAGTTGTCTATTTGTAAAATTTACTATGAACGACCCAGAAGATATGGATTTTTCATATTTTTTTAATTTAGCACATCCAGTATATCCATTCAAATTCAAAGCACTATTACTTGCCTCACTCTCCAATACAAAAACCTGTTCAAAATCTGTTCCAGTATGTATTACTAAATTGCTTATATAAACGGTCATTATTACTTTTATACTTTGTATGAATATTTATTAGAAGCACCCTGTTGAAATACCAACTCTCACTAAAACAGTTCCTTCTACGACAATTGATTTGGTTGAATCCGATTTAATTAGCATTAAATCATATACGTATCTTCCACCTTTGAGGGTAGAATTTACCGTACTTCCTAATGATATTACTAATTTTCCATTTGAACGATCAATAAATGATATTCCAAACCCAACATAACTTGAACTCTCTGGAGTTTTTCTCATATGAGCAACTGCACTAAATCCAGTTAGGTTGACGGCACTCCCAGCAGTCTGGATTAAGTCAAGTTCTTCTGAAAAATCAGAACTAGTATCAATAACAAGATTTTTTACATATATCGACATTTCTAGTATATATCTTTATTGAGTATTTATCAACCCCTTGACAAAAATGTAAAATGTCTATAGACTAGGTTTGTCCCGGTTAAAGATAAATAGTAGCTACTATAAGACTACTATATGAGTTATGAGAACCCATGGAAATTCAATGGGGAAATATTCGAATCAGATCATATAGAAGATTATTTCGGATTTGTATATCATATTCACTCTAAGATCACCGGTAGAAGTTACATAGGACGCAAATACCTGTGGTCGTTCAGAACTCCCCCCGGTAAAAAAAGAAAGGTTAAATCAGAGTCTGATTGGAAAAAGTATTATGGATCTTGTCCAGAACTTAAAGAGGATGTAATAAAATACGGTAAAGAATGTTTTGAAA